GCGTCCGCGTAGGTGACGCCGAACGTCATGGACGACATCGTCATGACGTTCTCCCTTCCGCCCCCTCACGGGGCAATAGAAAAGCCATACCGGAATGGGATGGCTTTGAAAACCAGTGTGAAAATCAATGCCTGCGCGCACCCTGATGGAACACGATGATGAGCGCGAGGAGGATGAGATACGCGCCCAACGCGACGGGGCCGCTCACTGCCGGTCCTCCAAGTATTTTTCGGCGGCGTTGACGATCCAGCATTGCGCGTCGAGTTTTTCAAGCTTGGCGAGCTCGTACCGGACGGCCTCGCTGTGGTCGTGCGACGGGTCGCCGTAGATCAGGCTGATGATCGTGTTCTTGATCGTGTCCCGGCATAGCTCGTCCATACGGTCGTCGAATTTCTCGGTGCGTTCGCCGAGGCGGCGGGTCTTGGCGAAATGCTGCGAGAGCGGCGAATCGTACGGCAGGCGTTCGGGTCGCACGTGCGCGTACAGGCCGGTCGCCAAAGCGTCCAAAGCGCCCGGCCAGAGCTTGAGGCCGAGGGTGATGAGGGCGCACGCGCCGCCCACACCGCCGAAACCGGCTAGAAAATTCTGCAGCACATTACTCCTTACGGGAAGGCCCCGCACGTGGCGGGGCTGTGGTATTGGTTAATACGGGTGGTCGGTGGCGGCGAACACGAGCGGTAGGCCAGCATTCTGCAGCAGGGTCACGAGTGAACGGTCATTGAAACCACACAGGCGGGTAAGCACCGTCACGCCCTCAGGTATCGGTACAGTCATGTTGTCGATGCCCACGAGATACGAGCCGTCCTTTTTCTGCCACACGACGTTCGCCAGTCCATCAGGATATGGTTCTGGCGGATACAACCAGCACCATCCTTTGCCGGTGGTGGTTATCTCACAGCCCTCGTCGGTGGTCTTCGATGAGGCGGTTATAACACTAGGAGCCCACGGAGTGACCGGAGCACGGTCATCCATCGTCGGCGGATCGTAGAGATTCCGGATCCTCATGCGGCCACCCGCCTCAAGCTCAGTACGGCGCGGTGCCTGCGGCGAAGAAGGCCGGGAGCCCACCCCCCCCCCCGAAGCAAGAGCATGCGTGTCGGCCCGCTCGACAATGAAGTCCGTGGCCCTGCAGCCGCAGGCGGAAAAATTACATTTGTCGGAAGCGGTCTGAACGTCAATCCGCATCACGTTGACGCCGATGACGCCATTCCAGACGGAACCCAACTGCACGTGATGAGTTTCGTCCCAGTATTGGATTGCCGCGTTTTTGCTTCCGTGCTCCGTGACATTGCATGAGGCGACGTATTGTCCCGGCTGCAAAGACATTTTGGTCCCGTTTTTGAAGTCCCGCCAATTGGATGGATTGCCGGCCAGTGCATCAAGTGTCTCAGCGGGTTTTGTGCACAGATTTGTTCTTCTCATTCCAATTCCTTTCCGGTCAATAGTGTCCAGCCGTCTATGGTTTTCCGCCAGATTTCGCGCGGCCTGTCTACGAGGAAGAACATCGAATTGGCGTCCGCGGCGGCAGTACCGTACGCGCCGGTGTAATACCGCAGGCCATTGTGGAGTTTTTCGGTGCGCACCCACAGGTCGCCGACCACTCCGTCCGGCTGGTCGGCCTGAAGGTATACGTGCTTGGTGACAGTGGTGCCACCGGCCTTGATGGTGACTTCCGCTGGCTGATAGCCGTCCGATTTGAGCGCGGCCGAGAGCGTGGTCGCATTGCTCACCCACGTCAAGGTCTGGCCGTCCAACGTGGCAACCGCGGCGTCCCGTGACGCCATGGACGCGTCCACGTCCGACGTGTGCCCGTCCAGATACACGGCCACCGGTTTGAGCCTGATGGTCGGCTGGCCGGGGATCTCATACGGGCCGGCCACGGCGAAGTCCACGGGTTCCATCCACAGGTCCGTCCGCATCGTGGCCGCGGGGAACCATTTGCGTAATTGCTCAAGGGTCTTTGCGGCTTCGCTGGCGGCGGCGGAAGCGGTATCGGCATGTTCCGCGCTGGCCGTCTCAGACGTCTTCGCCGCGGTCTCGCTGGCCTTGGCCTTATCGGCCGATGTGGCCGCATCATGCGCTTTGCCGGCGGCCGTGCTGGCGGAGGTATTGGCTGATTCGGCGTCCGCCGCCGCGCTGGCCGCGCTGGTCTTGGCCGCGGTCTCGCTGTCTTTTGCCTTCGCCGCCGAATCGGATGCCGCCGTCGCCGACCGTGCCGCAGCGCTCTCGGATGCCGATGCCGCCGACTTGGATTGTCCGGCGCTCTCGGCCGACTTCGCGGCGGCGGTCTCACTTGCATTCGCCGCACTGGCGCTCTCACCAGCCGCAGTAGCCTGCTCGGTCGCGGCCCTCATGGCCGTCTCCGCGGCCTGACTTGCCGCTTCGGCCTTGCTTTGGGCGTCGATGGCCTGCGCAGCCTTGTCGCCAGCGGTCTTGGCTGCGGTGTCGGCGGTGGCCGCGTCACTCTTGGCCTGCGCGGCCTTGTCGGTGATCTGCGCGGCGATCGACCGCGCCTCGCCGATCAGCCCCTGCGCCGTGGTCTCGGCTTCGTGCGCGAGACTGGCGCTGGATGCCGCCGCCGTCTGCGACGCGAGTGCCTTCGCGGCCGCATCCGCCGCCTTCGCGCTCTCCTGCCCGGCCACGCCCTCGCTGGCCTTCGCCGCCTGCGCGGAGCTTTCCGCACGGGCCACCTTGTCGTCGATCGACCCGATCTGATCCAGGACGGCCTGCGCGGCGCGGGTGACGGTCTCCCACGCGGCCACCGTCTCCGAGCTCTGGTCGAGCGTGGCGGGATCCACGTCCACCAGCCCTGAGTACTCCGCCGACTCCTTGTCGGGCACCTCGACGTATCGCACGATTCCGCCCGCCACCAGCTCGCTTACCCTCCACACCCACTGGGTGGTCGAGGGCATCACCTCCGCGGTGGCCTCGCCTTTGTCGAGCTTGACGGTCTGCGCGACCGGCAGGCGGATCGCGTCACGCACCGTCACACGTCTTGTGGGCACGAGGCTCACGCTGCCGTCCAGACCACGCCCCTCGGCGTCGGCCAGATGGAAATGCACCAATGTCATGAGTGCTCCTTCCTTTCGTCAGACCCTGAACATGCGGGACGCCCACGCGCATGCCGCGCAGATCGCGGTCACGGTAAGGCTCCCGGTGACGCTGATGATGATGGCGTCCATGCTCAGGCCTCGGTGAGGATGAGGGTGGCGGCGTCCAAGCCGGATACCGCGCGCACGCCGGCCCAGCGCCCGCCCCCTCCGTACGAGAACCGCATCTGTTCGCCGTCGGTGGAGAGGAGGGTGATGCCGTTCGTGTCGAACGGGTTGGCCACCAGCGCGGTCAGGCTCGAGGAGCCGGCCTGCCGGAGAAAGGCATAGAAGTATGGCAGTCGTGTCGTGCCGTCCGTCTGCATGGCGAACGAGTTGAAGCAGCACAGCCATGTCCTGTCGGAGACGCGGACCGCGTATCCCTGCGCCGCGTTCTCGTATCCGACGAGCTCCCTGTACTCCACCGGGCCTGTCTGCGCGACGGCGGTGATGGTGCCGTCCGAGGAGGATGTGATTTTGGAGATGTAGCTGTGTTTGCCGTTGTAGGCGTGTGTGGTGGTGACGTGGGTGTCGGTGGTCTTGGCGACGGACAGGATGGGCGTGCTGATGCGCAGGCATCCGCCCTGCAGTTGGAGCCCGTAGTAGACCTTCGACGGGTTGGATACCTCGTACATGCCGCCCGAGTAGTCGATGTAGCCGACCTTCTTGCCCTTGCGGTAGCCGGCGAGCTGTCCGATGCTGTTGAGCTCGATGCCGTACCAGTCCTTGCTGCCGCACGCGAAGGTTCCTTCGGCGGTGATGCTGGTGGCGGTCATGCCCCGGGTGGTGAGTTCTCCGGTGTCGAGGTTCCATTGGTTGTGGCCGGCGGCATCGGAGAGCTTGCCTGTGTATATGGTGTTGGCGTAGATGCCGTTGCCGTCGGCGAGCGCGCGGAAGTCCCAGTCCCCGTTTGCCTTCTTGCTGTTGGCGATGCGCCAGTATCCGCCTCCGATGTGGATGCATTGGGTGGGGTTCTGGTCTTCGGGCTTGTCGTACACGTAGATGCCTTGGCCGGGTTTGAGGTATGTGTAGCCGCCGGTCGTGTTCATGATCTGGTTGATGCGGTTGATGAGGTCGGTGATGTATGGTTTGGTGCCGGTGGCGGCGTCGTTCCATGCGCCGGAGTTGGAGATGAGCTGGTCGAGTTGTCGGCGCCATGCGTCGTCCTGGTGGGTGATGCCTGTGGTGATGTTGCCGAGGGTGATGGTGGTGGCGGTCTGGTCGCCGGTAAGGTCCTGTTCGATCTGCAGGATGCGTCCTTCGAGGCGCAGGGGCGTGGGGAAGCTGGTGTCGATGATGTGGACGGTGTCGCCGATGTCGGTGCCTTCGGCGTTGACGCCGGCGGCGGCGAGGCTGGTGACGTCGCATTCGTATGAGACGACCGGCTGGCTGCGTGTCTTGAGCGCTTCCTTGGTGAGCGTCAGGAGTTGTTTGGGGTCTTCGCAGTCGGGGAATTCCGCGTCTGCCTCGCTGTGGATGCGGGTTCCGTTGGGGCCGGGGATGCCCCATAGGGCGAGTGCCGTGGCGTCTTCGACGTAGGCCTTGCCGTCGTTGATGTCGGCGAAGCTGATCTTGCGGCTGTACCCGCCGGTCTCTTCCCCATCGTCGTCGGTCGTGGCGACGCCTTTGCCCCATCCGTAGAGGCGTGTGGCGACCTGGGTGGCGTCGATGGTGCGGCGGATCGAGGCGAGGTCCTTGCCGTAGGTGAAGCGTTTGGTGGGGGTGGTCGCGCCGCGCCGGCTGACGAGGCTGAGGGTGCGGGTCGCGATGCGCGTGCCCGTCGCGTCGGGCTGGTAGGTGGTGACGGCCTCGAGTCCGAACGTGGCGCAGATGTCCTGGATTGCGAAGAGCGCGTTGGTGTGGTAGAACGCGAGGTCGGCCTCGGTGGTTTTGGTGCCGTCGTGCACGGTGCCGAGAATCCATCGTGTGCCCGCGAGCGCTTTTTTCGCGCATGTGAGGGCGGTGGCCGTCCGGTTGCGTTTGTCCTCGATATACGTGGAGGCGAGTTCCTGGATGGCGTCGACGCAGTGCGCGGTGGACAGGGGGAGCCGGTCGGAGCGTGACGTATCGATGCTGTTGACCAGCCATTCTCGCCACAGGCCCATGTGGTCGCGCCATGCCACTCGGTCGCCTTTTTCGAGGTCGAGGTCGCTGAGCAGGTCGAGGTTGTCGGTGCCGTCCACGTTCTGCGTGCGCCGGGCGGCGAGGACGGTCATGGGGGCGGGTTTCGGGTTGCCCCACCGGTCGAAGACGTGGAACATGTCAGATCATCCATTCGGGTTCGTGCTCGCAGCTGCCGGCGGCGCCGGACAGGGTGAGCGTGTTCATGCCCGGCAGCAGGGCGAAGTAGTCGGTGTCGAGGCTGACCGGGGCGAGGGTGCCGTTGGCGCGCGTCGTCTGCGCCTTGCAGTCGACCAGCACGCTTGTGCCGGCCGGCAGCGTGGCGGCCGGCCTGATGCCGATGGTGTGGCCGCGCCCGTCCCTGATCGACAGGGCCGAGACGGCGCGGGAGGTCGTGAGCGTCAGGACGGGCCATGCCGGCCGGTTGCCGGTGACGTGCAGGAGATTCGCGCCTTCCCTGAGCGCGTGACGCTGGGCGCGGCCTATGATGTGCGGGTATGCGTCCATCACGATCGTGGTGGCGCAGTCCACGCGGCATGGTCCGAGCATGCGTTCGTCCCAGTCCTTGATCGTGACGCGGCCGCGCCACTGACCGGGCAGCTCCCGGTAGGACAGCGTCGAGCTGCGGCCGATGAGCGCGCCGAGGCGGCGGCGCGCGTCCATCATCTCGTCGTCCTCGCCGACGGTCACCACGCCGAGCGCGATCCTGCGCAGCCCGGGGTACGCGCAGCCGAGCGGGTCGTCGAGGGTCACGTCGTGGCTTCCGGCC